GGAGTTGTATGGCAAGATGCTGGCCCTCACCACGGGTGGCCTGTTCAGCCGGATGGACATCGTCAACAACCGGGTGGATTCACCACCGGACGACATCACCTCCACCGTGGTGGGCTGTGACCCGAACCTGACCGGGGAGGACGCCACCTTCGGCATCGTGGTGGTGGCCAGGACGGCCGGCAACGAGATGTTTGTGCTCCAGGACGCCTCCGTGTCCTATTCGGGGCGTCAGGCTGCGCTGGCTATCTGGCGGGCTGTGGCTGACTGGAAAGCTGACCTGGTTGTTTACGAGGAGAACCTGGGCAAGCGGTACCTGTTCGAGATTCTGCGAGACACCTACCAGGATTCGATAGACCTGGGCCTGTTCCCGAAACACAGCAGCCCCCCCATGAAACCGGTACATGCGAAACATGGGAAGAAAACCCGGGCTGAACCGGTAGCACTGCGTTGCGAACAGGGCCGCCTGCACATGGTGGGCGAGTTCACCGAACTGGAAGATGAGATGGTCATGTTCGATCCGGACACGACCCGAGAATCACCGGACCGGATGGATGCCCTGGTTCACGCCTGTCTGCATTTGATGGCCGGTGAGCGCCGCCGGATGGGCGCTGGGGACCCGTCCAAGTACACGTTGGGCTGGGATCAGGGTGTTTACGGGATCAGTAGTCTGATCTGATACTCCCCTTGTGGAGCTTTCACCCATATGCTATTGGCATGCTGATCATCACCCTGGTCGTGGCCACCTTCGCGGTGGCCTGGGGAACCAGGTTCCTGACTGAGGATCGGCTCACTGTCGGCTACCGGCGCTGGGTCGTGAACAAGTTCGGGGAACAGTCCCTGCCCTCATACCTTGCTCACTGCGGACGGTGCACCTCATTTTGGGTGGCGCTACCGGTAATGCCAGTAGCCATCCTGTTCCCAAACCGCTGGGTGCTGATGGTCCTGGCCATCCCGGCGGCCTCGTACATCACCGGACGCTTGGAGTAGCCATATGCGCCTGGGCAGGCAGAAGGCCACCACAGTCGCCTCACCAGCCCATGAGTCACCTAAGAGCCTTGTAGCTTCCGCCGCCCGCATCACCTCCATCGAGGGACTGGCCTGGCGGAACTACAAGTTCGGTGACGACTCGTGGCAGACAGAGGCGTGGCGGCTCTACGACATCATCGGGGAACTCCGGTTCGTGGCGAACTGGATCGGCTCCGCCTGCTCCCGTGTGCGCATCTACGTAGCTGAAGTCGATGAGAACGGGCGTGTCCAGAAAGAAGTCAAGAACAAGAAGATCGCCGGCCTCGCTGACACCTTGTTCGGGGGGCCGCCAGCTAAAGCCGAAGCGCTCCGAATGCTCGGCATCAACCTGACTATCGCTGGTGACGCCTACGTCATCGGTAGGGGCACCGACTATGAGTCTGACGAATGGTTCGTGGTTTCCTGTTCGGAGCTGAAACGGTATGCCCGCTCCGGTCGGGTGGAGATGACCTCCTACGACTCCGAGCCGGAGAAGCTGAACCCGGAAACAGACATCATCATCCGGATGTGGACGCCGCACCCTCGTCGTGGCCTGTGGGCTGATTCCCCGACCCGGGCCGCGATGCCGATGCTGTGGGAGATCGAACGCCTCACCCGGTATGTGTTTGCCCAGATCGATAGCCGCCTGTTCAGTGCTGGCCTGCTGCCGATCCCGAAAGAGACCTCATTCCCAGATGAGGACGCTGACATTCCTGGCGCTGAGGGCCTGACCGCGCTGTTGATGAAGGTCGGCTCCACGGGTCTTAAAGGTGAGGGCACGGCCGCTGGGGTGATGCCCACAATCGTGGAAATGCCCACTGACGCCCTGGGCAAGATCGAACTGATCACGTTCGGATCTGATCTGTCGAAGCAGGCCATGGATCTGCGAGCTGAAGCCCTTCGCAGGTTCGCCCTGGCTATGGATATCGACCCGTCCATCCTGACCGGGGCTGGGGAGGCGAACCACTGGGGAGCGTGGCAGATCATGGAGGGACAGATCAACGTCCACATCGTGCCGTTGATGTCCCGGATCTGTGACGCTCTCACCACAGCCTATTTGCAGCCGGCGTTGAAGGCGCTGAAGGAGGAATCCGACCGGTATGTGTTCTGGTATGACACGGCGCCGCTGACTGTCCGGCCGGAACGGTTGAAAGACACCCGGGAGATGTACAACGACGGCCTGGTATCTAAGGCCACCGTGCTGCTTTCCGGTGACTACAAGATCTCCGACGCTCCCTCCACGGAAGAGGACCTGGAGAAGTTCACCAGGGAACTGATGTTGCGGGATCCGAACCTGTTCCAAATCCCGGCCATCCGTAAAGTTGCCGGATACACCGAAGAGATCCTCCCAGCCGACACCGTTGTGACTCCTCAAACGGCAGGGCCTGGGATGCCGGGGGCGGGCCCCCCGCCGCCCCCGGCACCGCCCACCGGCATCAGCGCCACCCCTGGCGGCCCCATCCCGCAAGAGACAGAAGCTATCAACGCACCCGGTGGCCCGCCCCCCGCGCCGGCCGCCATCACCGCGTCCGCGTCGACGGTGAACACCTTCTTCCTGGCCAACGCGACCGTGCTGCGGGCCATGGAACTGGCCGGGAAGCGGCTCCTAACGGCCACCAACCGGGACAAGTGGCCAAACACGCCACCGCATGAGCTACACACCAAGATCCGGGTGAAGGATGCCGAGCACGCCAAGACGCTGCTGTCCGGCGCCTGGGATCATCTCTCCGTCCTGGCATCCCACATGGAGCTGAGCCTCGACACTGGGGCGCTTCAGCAGTCCCTAGACGTCTACTGCACCACCCTGCTGTGCCGGGAAAAGGCACACCAGCCGGTCCTGCTGGGTGAGTTCCTACGCCTCAAGGGGTTCCTGGATGGCGACTAGGGACCAGGACGAGACCAAGCTGGGAGCCGTGGTCGCTACAGCTCTACAGCGGTGGCTGAACCGTGCCCGTGACGCCGTCATGGCCCCGTTCCGACAGCACGGCATCCAACCCGATCCGACCGCCATCTACCGCACCCAGCCACTGTGGAACTCGGAAGTTGACACGATCCTGACCACTATCGGTCAGATCGCTCTCGGCGCCTGGTCGCAGGCAACCAATGTGCCGCCAGTGTCACGGCACGCATTCGTCGTGGCGTACCTGGCCGATGTCCGTAACCTGCTCGTCCGGATCCCGGATGAGACAGCAAACCTCATCTTCGCGGAGATCAACGATGGCGTCAACGCCGGAGAATCCCTGGATCAGTTGGCAGCAAGAGTTGATCGCGTTCTGTCGTACACGGGGTCTGAGAGATGGCCGGGACGGGCCAGGACGATTGCCGTCACCGAAGTCACCAGAGCCTATGGAGCCGCCACCATGGCGGCAGGAGTTGAACAGTCCCGAGTTACTGGACGGCAACTGAACAAGACCTGGCGGACGTCACACGATGAGCGGGTCCGGATGGGACACCGGGAAGCGGATGGACAGACGGTGCCCGTGTTCATGCCGTTCCAGGTGGAGGGGGAGGCGCTCCAGTTCCCTGGGGACCCATCGGGTTCTGCTGCGAACGTGATCGGTTGCCGGTGTGATCTGGTGATTCACGATGCCTAGGGCGAGTGCTCCCAGTCTCCGCTTTGAGACGTGCTCGATATTTGGCACCACCTCTTCGGTTGGCTTCAAGCCAACACTCTCGGCAAGTCCTGTGGTCCTTGGCTCTCATCCTGATGTTTTGGGGATTGGTGATGTCATGGAGACCAGCACGACAGAGAGTGCGAAGAGTGTAACTACAGATACCTCGGTCCATATTCGTGCCAGGGGTAACGGCTTCCAGGTGGTCTGGGTTGACGCAGCACCTAACGCGACACAGGTGATCGACTTGGAGTCCCTCAGCGATAGAACCCTTGAAACGCAGATAGAACCCCTTCGAGGCAACAGTCGTCCCTTGGTATGGCCGACTGAGGATCCCGTAACCCTTTTCGTTCAGAGGGCCGTTCCAGATCCAGCACCCATCGACGTTGACCTTGTATCTGGTCCAATGATCGAGGAGGGGTTTTGGATCATCCGTAGACCCGGTCTTCCTCAGTCGTTGATAATGCTTCATACAGAGACCGATCGCCAATCGACCATGGCAGGCAGAGCCACCTACCGCACAGACCTTCATGGTCTCCATAGTAGAGAACAGGAGGTGATGTAGTGATGGTGGATCCGAATCCAGCCAGAGGTATGCCTCTCCCTTTGCAGAGGTACTGGCTTACAGGTAAGGGCGCAGCGAAGATTCGCTGGGGGATACCTCACGATTTTTGACAGGTGCGTAAAAAACCTTCGTCGCTATTTCCCAGCTTCGCCGGAAGGTCTCTGCAACATCCTGCACCAAAAAGCAGTAGGTGCACCGCCTGGTAAAGGTCATGGGCACAGCATCACCGCGTCCATGAACGGCACCGACGACCTCCAGGCCCTGGTCGCGGCGCAGGCCCTCATCGACAAGCAGCCCCACCTGGGCCGCTATCTATGGGCCGGTCCGATGGCCCCCATCGGCAAGCCCACTGGGGAGCCGCGCCGGACCCGGGTCTTCGAGCCTGGCGCCCTGTACCACCGGATGTTGCCCCTTCCGCTGGACTGGCGGGAGAAGACCGGTCAAGGCCACGAAGGTGCCGTCACCGTAGGCCGGATCCTGGGAATCACCTACGGTCCGGACCACGAGGGCCAGGATTACTGCTGGGCGTACGGGGACTACCTGGATGAGGATGTGTTCCCCGACGCCAGGAAAGCCAGGATGCTCGCCGAGGGTGGCGTGGCTGGTCCGTCCCTGGATCCGGGTGGCAAGGTGCAGGTCACCGTCGACCCGGCGACCGGGTTCGAGCACATGACCTTGTACGGCATCGGTGGGGCCACCATGGTGTCCATCCCGGCGTTCGCGGCGCTGCGGCAGACCGTGTTCGAGGATGGTGGAGACTGGCCAGATGACGACCCGGATATGGCCATCGGAGCCGGCGACGACTGTGGCTGTGCGGATGCCAGTGGAGGAAGCCAGCGACTGGGCCACGGCATGGCACTGGACGCGGTGGACGCAACGCTCACGGTCAACCCCAATGGGTGGCGCGGTCTCCCCCTCGCTCCTCGCAACTCGGTTTTTGACAATGACGACGCGGTCAAAAGGATCGCAGCCTGGGCGTCGGCAGGAAGCCAGGGTCCGGATGTCAGTAAGCTACGTCGCGCCTTTATGTGGTACGACCCCCAGCTCTCGCCGACAGACCCGACCTCGTACCGGCTTCCGGTAGGGGACATCATCAATGGCCGGTTGACACTGATCTTCCACGCCATCTATGCGGCGGCGGCGCTGCTGTCTGGCGCCCACGGTGGCCTACCGGGCATCGACGAAAAGAACCGGGCCGAGCTACGCAACGTGATCTCTGAGATATATCCGGAGATGGCCACCGCATTCAATGACAGTTCAATACGTGCTCCATGGGATAGGGCAGCGGCCCCTGGGATTCAATTGTCTATGATCGACTCATGGATGATCCACGAGCCTGTCCTGTCTGCGGCGATCGGAAGCGACCGAACGCCAAGTTATGTCAACTCTGTCGGCAAACAAGGTGTCCGAAATGCAAGGAGTTACGAGGGGACTCTCGGGGATCTAACGGATACTGCCTCTCCTGTCGTAATGCTTACTACGCAGAGTGGGTACAGCGAGACGGGAATCGAGAACTCGTACGGGCAGTTGGCCGTAAGCAGTACCAGGAAAATCCTGAGCGTGCCTTCCGTAAACGCAGACGCCTGCGCTTGTTTAAAAACTTTGGAATCACCGTTGACGACTACACCAAACTTCTTGCAGCGCAAGGAGGGAAATGTGCGATATGTCAACGATGTTGGTCCGAGGGAGATCGATACTTCCACGTCGACCACTGTCACAGTACGGGATCCATCCGAGGACTTTTGTGCAGCGAATGCAATCTCGGGATCGGAAAATTCAAGGACGACCCAGTGCTCCTGCGACGGGCAGCGTCCTATGTTGAAGGAGAATTCGATGCAGTTCGCGGCCGATGAACCGTACGGGGATGTGAAGTACGCGGACCCCGGATACCGGGACAATCAGAAGCGGTACCCTATCGACACCCCGGAGCACATCCGGGCGGCGTGGGCGTACATCAACGTGGCCAAGAACGCGGCTGAGTATGACGCGAAGCAGCTTGCTAAGATCAAGTCCCGAATCATGGCAGCGGCCAAAAAAGCAGGCATCGACATCGCAGGCGGCAACCAACAGCAGGCCATGATGACCAAACCGTCGATGCAGTACACCACCGATGGGTACCCGCTGGAGCCGCCAGCGGCCTGGTTCCAAGACCCGAAACTGACCAAGAAGACGAAGCTCACCGTCGACGAGGACGGCCGCGTCTACGGTCACCTGGCGGCCTGGAACGAATGCCACCGTGACGTGGCCATGCGGGAATGTGTCATGGCGCCCAAGTCGGAACAGAACTATGCCCCGTTCCACCTCGGTGCCGTGTACACCGCTGAGGGTGACCTGATCGAGGTTGGGAAGATCGTTCAGGACACTCGCCACGCACATATCGGACTCGGCTACACAGCGGCTGCCCTGCACTACGACAACACCGGTGACGAGATCGCCGTGGTGCGGGCCGGGGAAGACCAGTTCGGCATCTGGGTGGCCGGTGCCGTGGTCCCTGAGGCCACCCGCAAGAAGGTGGCGAAGCTACGTCGTTCCCCACTGTCTGGTGACTGGCGCAGGGAGAACGGCTCCCTGGAGCTGACCGCCGCGTTGGCCGTCAACGCGCCCGCGTTCCCGGTGTATTCGATGGAGAACGAGGAACGTCTCGCCCTGGTCGCGGCCGGATCGGTGTGGCCTGAAGCTGATGAGGACGATGACGAGCCACGTCTCAGTCAGGCAGCCTGGGACAGGTTCACCGGTGATGACATCTTCACCGCACCGACCGGGATCCAGGACCCGGACCGCCGGCAGCGGTACCAGGAGATCTTCGAAGATGAGGAGATCTACGAGGCCCGGCTGCGTAGGGAGCGGTACCAGAAACTGTTCGCTGTCAGCGAACAGGACACCACCATCCCGGCTGCACCGCCGGTCTCTGGGGCGCCGGAGATGGCTGCCCAGGGCGAAGACCCGAATGCGGTGGCGTTACAGGAACAGATGAATGCCCGGTTCGCCGTGATCGAGGAACCAGGGGTCCAGGCACCGGTTCCAGCTACCGCCCCTGTCACGCCAGCACCAGCACAGTAAGGAAGACACGTGGCCGGTATCGGTGACGCATGGGGCACAGCGGATGAGTTCCTTCACCCGCGTGACAAGCATGGCCGTTTCCGGTCCAAGTGGAAGATGGCGGAAGGGGTGGTCGAGAAGCTCACCAGTTTCCTGTCGGGCTTCCGGCCACGCACTTTCCAATCCGATCAGCAGGCAGCCCAGTACAGCCAGAACCTTGGCGGTAAGAAACGGTTCAGCCTCGGTGAACTGGCCCGTCTCCATGCCGACTTCGCACCCGCACAAGAAGACCTGCGTGACGGCGATGTAGACGACGCCTCCACCAAGAAGTTCACCCAGATGATGGACTCACATGCCATCGAGCTACCAGATGACGTGATCGTGTCCAGGGTGGTGGGCCCAGACGCATTCGGCCTCACCCCCGAAACCATGAACGCCGAAGAAGGTGGCCTGGAAGACTTCACCGGCAAGAAGATCGCCGACCGGGGCTATTCACCGGTCAATTTGGGCACCCCCCTCGGTGGCGGATCCGGGCAGATCACCATGTCCATCGCGGTACCGAAAGGCACCAAAGCCACCATCCCTGGTCAGGGCGGCAACGACCGCTCCATGTACCTGCAACGCAGCCAGTCGTACCGGGTGACCAAAGTGAAGTCGGACGGGCGCGGCGGCTTCTACGTCCTGGCCGTGGCCGAGAACGACAACAGCGAAGCACCCGAACCAATCGGTGGTCACGTCGGGGCGGGGAAGCCCAGCAACCGGGAAGGTGCTGTCCAGGACCTGCAACGCTCCCAAGCGGAGCGGATGAAAGCCGAACCGGACCAGCCCTCCACAGCGGCCACACCGGTCGGTGACGGGGGCCAGCCGCAGGCTGACAACACGCCGCAGGTACAGGCTGCCCTACCGGATGGAACCCAGCCCCGCAACGAACCGGTTGTGGCTGAGTCGATAGGTGGGGGACCGGCACCCACGGCGCCTGCGAGAACGGATGTGACACCGGCCGCCCCGCAGGCCACCGTACCGGAGACCCCAGCAGCTCCGGCAGGGCCCCCACTGGAGGACGCTGATGTGGCCAAGCTGCGCCTGCGCCGGGATGCGAAGGCCCGGTATCAGGAGATGGCCAGGGCCGCACCAGTAGCGCAGGCCATGGCTGGCCTGTCGGAACTGGACTCCAAGAAGGTGGATAACAAGGCCAAGGCGGCTGAGATCCGCCGCATCCTGGCCTCCCCGGTCATGGATGAGGTGCCGAAAGAGTCGGTCGGTATCAGGGCTGACCTGGAGCAGGTGGCTAAAGACTTCGAGGCGGGGAAGCCGAATCTGGCTAAGGCCCGAATAACCCGTCTGGCCGAGACACAAGGTCTCACCAGCGGGGACAAGGCTGGTTCGGTGGTGGATTTCGATGAGGCCACCATGGATCCGGTCGGTGACATTCCCGAAGATGGCAAGGTTGAGATCCTTCGCCCGGCCATCACTAAGGAGAGTGTCCTCAGTCGGGGCGAATCTGTGGTCATGGAACGGGCCCAGGTCACAGGTGCGATCACGCCCTCTGCCCGTAAGGCGGCGAAGAAGGCGGCCGCGCCCGCTGCTAAGAAGGCCGCACCTACGAAGTCTGGTACCGCTCCTGAAACTGTGAAAGGTGCTGACGGGGAAGACGTCAAGGTTGGTGACACAGTTGTCATCGGGACCACCAACCGTGGCCAGTACGGGCGCACCGAATGGAAGATCACCAAAACCTATCCAAACGGAACCGTAGACCTGCAAAGCACCTACGAGACCAGCACCCACAAGGCACGTACCCGCAACGGTGTCGACCCCAGCACGCTACGCCGCGCGGGGGCTACTGCGGCAAAGAAGACGACCCCGGCCGCCGCTGGAGAGATCACCGACAAGTCCACCGTCGCCGACCTGAGGAAGATCGCCACTGACCGTGGCGTCGACATCAAAGGTCTACGTCTCAAGAAGGACATCAGGGACCGGATCGAAGGCAAGTCGACGCCTGCCCCGAAGTCGAAGGCTGCCGAACAGCGCGCCGCTGTTAAGGCGAACCGAGCTGGCAACGACACTGCTAGTCGGGCCAGAGCTGCCAAGACCATGGTCGGTGAAGACCTCGGCTCCGTAGATGCTGTTGCACGGGCAGTGTCAAAGAAGGCCGCTCCCGCCGCCGCTTCGGACAAGGATGCCCGGATCCAGGAGCTGTTAGGTAAGAAGCCCACGGTGGCGGACCTGAAGAAGTACGCCCAGGACAACAACATCCCGGTGACCAAGTCGAGGCCCCTGAAGGCTGACCTGGTCGACGCCATCCTGAGTCATGAACCAGGTAAAGCCCCTGCGGTCCCGGCCAAGAAAGTGACGCCTCCGGCAACGCCCACCGTGTCTGGTCCGCCGGTCCGGACGCTTCAACAGGTAACGGATGCGTCCGGCCGGATTACGAAGGTGAACCGACCAAGGGCTGATGAACCGATCTACCTGCCTAACGGAGGTTCGGATCAGGGGCTTGTGCACCTGGATTCGGAGGTTGGTTCGCTGTGGGGTGACCTGTATGCGGATGACCGGGAGCCGAACTCCTTCCTCAACGAGATCGCCCATATCGGCGAGGATCTGGGCGAAGCCAAGATCGACCTGAATGAGGTACTGAAGCGGCTGAGAGCCCTGAAGGAGCGGGCCAGTGACAAGGCTGTCGCTGACCGTATCGAAAAGGCTATTGAGGGTATCGATGCCCCACCTGTGAAGGTCCCTGATATCCCGGGGATCCCGGCGCCGGTCAAGAAGTTCCTGGAGGAGTTGGCCAAGATCCCGACTGCCCGCAAGACAGGGCGCATCGGTGCCAGCAACCCCAGGGAGTCGGTTCTGGACAAGAAGATCAAAGCCATCCGCGACTTCACTGAGGGCAAGATGCGGGCCATGGAGCTGGAACGGAAGCTTGAGGAGCGGGACCTACATGAGTCCGCTGATGGTGCTTTTGCCATGTGGAAACTTGGTGAGCGGCTGGTAGCACGAACCTTCGAACATTATGAGAAAGACGCCGACGGGAAAACCATCGTGGTGTCCGAACCCAACCCGGAATGGCCGGCGGTACAGCAGTGGTTGCGTGACGTCCAAGCCAAGGGACAGAATTAGCTCACCTGACTGAAGGAGAACAAGATGCCGTGCACGACCTGTGGCGGGGGTGCCGCTGCTGCGGCTGCCGCTGAGAACGAGGTCAAGTTCGAGGTGACCCTCCCCAGCGGGGAGACGCGAATCCTCAACGACCACGACTCGCGGGTGGCTATCACAATGGCCGGTGGCGGAGAACGCCGCGAGATCAAGAAGTAGCGCCACCCCTGGTATCGAAACAGCACCCGTGGTCTAATGATCACGGGTGCTGTGCTGTGAGCCGGCCCTTGACGCTCGGTGGCTGAGCTGTGAGCCGCGCCGGGAACGATAACTCGTATCCCGAAGGGTTCCAGCAATGCCATTCCAGATTCCCGAGAGCCTGGACCAGTTCTCCGTCGCAGGTCTCGAAGACCTGAAGAAGATCGCAGACGCCGAGTTCAGTGCCCTCAAAGCCAGCACCACCATCGACACCATCACCGACGAGGAACTGGACCGGGTTTCCGAACTTCAACAGTTCACCCGGGAGACCATCCCCGCTGCGATCAAGGCCCGGACCGAGCGTGAAGCCCGTGTCGCGGCAGCCTTCGCCACCGAGCCGGAAGTCCAGCTTGAGGTTGTCCCCGAGCCGGTCCCGGTCCCGGTGCCAGTCGTTGAACCTGACGCCGTCACAGCGTCCAGCGGCGTCACTACCGGCACCATCACGGTGAAGGTTTCCGACATCACCGGCGGCCACAACCCGGTCCCGGTCACCAAGGAGCCCACCCGGCCGCTGTACTCCACCCTGGTCGCGTCCGCCGGTGTCCCCAACTATGAGGCCGGCGCCCCGCTCACCACGATGCTGGACGTCGCGAAGGCGTTCGAGGCGCGGTCGGCCAGCCACAGTGCCATGCCGCGCGTCCGTGGCGCCGAGCCGCAGTCGTACCCGGTGGCGCAACTGGTCCGTAACTACCCGGACGAGTTCTCCGTCAACGGCGACAGCACCGACTACGAGAAGCTGCTCCGGGTCGCCGACGAGACCCGCCTGCCTGGTGGATCCCTCATCCGCTCCGTCGAGGCCCGGATGGCCGAGATCAAGGAGCAGCACCCCGAACGGGACGCCCTGGTCGCCGCGCAGGGCTGGTGTGCCCCATCCGAGACCGACTACGACATCTGCCTCCAAATCACCACCGATGGCATGTACGACGTGCCCGAGGTGCAGGCCCGTCGTGGCGGCATCCGGCACAACACCGGTATCGAGTTCGACACCATCTTCGGTGGCGGCAACTGTGCCAGCCCGTCCGGTTTCTTCGACCTCACCGAGGCGCAGGTAGCGGCCGGCACCGTCAAGACGTGTCTGGAGATTCCCTGCCCCGAGTTCATCGACACCCGGCTCGGCGTCACCGGTCTCTGCTTGACCGGGAACATCCTGGCCATCCGGGGCTACCCCGAGTTCACCGCCACCTTCACCCGTGGCGCGCTCGCGGCCTCCGCGCACCAGATCAACCGGGAGCAGATCGCCGACGTCGTGGCCGGCTCCACAGCGGTCACGTTGACCGGCTCCGCACCGTGGGCGTCTGACGCCTCCGTCGTGTCGCAGGTGTTCAGCGCGGTCGAAATGGCCATCGTCGACATCAAGTACCGGCTGCGGATGCTGCGGGCCGCCACGCTTGAGGTGGTTATGCCGTTCTGGATCCTGGCCCAGATGCGGGCCGACTGGATCCGTCGCAACGCGACCGGTTCCGGCCCCGACGCGCTCACTTTGGCTGACTCCGCCATCACGGCTGGCTTCACGGCCCGTGGCGCTCGGGTTCAGTACGTGTACGACTGGCAGGACGCTTTCGCGACGTGTGCCGTGTCTGGTGCTCCTGGTGCCGACACGCCCATCACGGAGCTGCCGACCTCGCTCAGCTTCCTGGTGTACCCGGCCGGTACCTGGGTGCGGGCCGTTTCTGATGTCATCACCCTCAACTCGGTGTACGACTCAACGAAGCTGGCCACCAACCAGGTCACCCACCTGTTCACGGAGACAGGTTGGGCCATGGTCCGGATGTGCCCGGTGTCGCGGGTGTACACGGTCAACATCTGCCCGAACGGTTCCACCGGCGTCCAGCGCGCCGTCACTTGCTAGTTGGCCCCGGGGGTCGGGTAACCGGCCCCCTTCAGCCACTAGGAAGGAGGTGAACCGTGGCCACCATTAACAACGCCCCATATCTGGCACCGACACCGGCGACACCGCCCCGCCAGTACGGCATCTTCGACGTCGCGCTGGGGCCGATGCCTTTCCCGGTGCCGGCAGCAGTCGGCGGGGGTGTCATCTACGTACCTGATACGTGCGAAGACGACGTGTTCCTGTACGCCATGAACTGCCCAGCGGTGTCCGGGTCGAAGACGTTCTCATCGAACGAGGCACCTGTGTCCGGTGCACCGTTCGCCGTGATCACGTCGTACACCTGCGGCGCTATCGGCTACTCGTTCGCGGAGTCGGAGCAGAAGGTACGCACCCGCATGTCGCTGCGGGAGCAGCGGGCTGTGGAGCGGCGCATCTGGCAGGGACAACCGGGTGGCGGCGCCAACCTGGGCACCATCCCGGGCCTGTTCGGTGGGGCAACCTCGTTGGGCTCGGCGGGCTGTGTCACCGAGGCTTTGGAACTGCTGGAGCAGGCCCTGGCCGACAACGGGGTCATCGGTGGCATCATCCACGCCCGTCCCGGTATGGCCGCCCACCTGTCGCAGGGGCATCTGCTGGAGCGTCCCAACGCCCGGCTGGTCACCACGTTCCTGGGTACGCCGGTGGTGTTCGGTCAGGGCTACTCCGGGATCGGTCCAAATGGGCAGCCGACCACTGGCACCACTGAGTTCATGTACGCCTCCGGTCGGGTGGTGATCTGGCAGGACGACGTCCAGGTGCCGCCGTTGCAGCAGACCTTCGACAAGGCCGGCAACCAGATCCTGACGTTGGCTGAGCGCGTGTACGCGGTGGCCATCGAGTGTGGTGTCTGGGCGGTTGAGGTCACCCGTACCTGCACCACTGCCGGTGGCGGTGTCTGATGCCAGTCATTCATCCGGTCAGCCAGCAGATCCTGAGGGCTTTGCTGGATCTGGCTGACAACAAGCGGGATGTGGCCACGACCACGGACTACCCGACTCTGGCCGTGGTCGTGCCCGAATATCTGCTTGAGCGTTACAACCGGTATCAGGCCATCGATTCTTCGCCGCCTATAGAGCCGAAGAAGAGTGGAGCAAAGAAGTGACTTCCGTCTGCTATACGCCTTGGAAGATCCCGAGGGTTCGGGTAACCAAGCTCAGTTCCTGTGGCGTTCCGGTAACGGGATGCTCCACGGTCGTCTCTGACGGCATCATCTCGGTGGAGATGACGAAGGAATACGAGGACCGGGAAGAGTTCTTCGTCAAGAACGGTGACGGTACTTTCTGCGTCAGGGAGACCAACCCACCGATCCTGAAGTGGATCAACTTGACGTTGACGTTCTGCAACGTCGACCCGGAACTGGTCAACATCATGGCCGCCGAACCGTTGGTTCTCAACGACGCAGTGTCCCCGGTGTCCACCGGATACAGCACCGACGAGACCTCAGCCGGGGCAGCCAACTTCGCCCTGGAAGGCTGGACCCGCCTCGCCAACAACGGCGGGGTGGCCTGCACTGGTGGCACCGAGTTCGGCTACACCCTGTTCCCCTGGATCGTTGAGGGAACCATCGGTGACATGACCTACGAGAACGGCGTCGTCAACTTCATCCTCACCGCCCGCACCCGTAGCCAGTCGCTGTGGGGTCTTGGCCCGTACTTCGTGGACTACTCCGACAACCCAGCCGGATCCACCACGCCGATACGGCTACTCACACCGATCACATCCACGCAACACGCGCGGATGTTCCTCACCCGCCTGGCACCACCGACAGCGGCGTGTGGGTGCACTACCCTCAGTTCACTAACCCCCAGCTAACCGGGTCCAGATAAGGAAGGGGAGCGATGGCCACCATTGATGTATTCACTGGGACGTCGCTCCCCAGCCTGCCCTGTAACTGGACGGTCGACACCGGGTGCTGCACGGATTGGGACACGTTCAGCCCCGAGTTGCAGACCGCCGCCGCCGAATACGGGGCCCTGTCTGTCTGGGCCGCGACCGGGAGACGGTTCGGTGCCTGCACCCGGACAGTGCGGCCATGTCACCGGGAACGCCGAGACCTCATGGGCGGCTACTTCTGGTCCTACGGGACCTGGATGCCGTACATCTTCAACGGCCTGTGGCGTAACTGTGCCGGCTGCGACGGGACGTTCGGTTGCTGCACCTGTGAGCCACGCTGCCAGGTGTTCCTCACCCCTCCTGTGTCAGGCATCGTCGAGGTCCGCTTCTCCGGTAGCGGCGTCCTGGACCCGTCCGCCTACCGGGTGGATGACTACCAGTGGCTGGTCCGCCAGGATGGTCAGTGCTGGCCGGACTGCAACGACTACGACAAGCCGGTCACCGGAACGTACGCCCCCACTGACGACTCAGCGTGGCAGGTCACCTACCTGTGGGGCGTCCCGGTGCCCTCCGTCCTGCAACGCGCCGCTGGGGAGTTGGCCTGCGAATGGGCGAAGAGCTGCCTGGGTCAGGCATGCCAGTTGCCGCAACGGGTGACCTCCATATCCCGTCAGGGTGTATCAGTGACCCTGGCGGACGTGGACCAGCTCCTTCAGAACGGGCTGACTGGGCTACCGAACGTGGACTCCGTCATTCAGAGATTCAACCCGTACCGGTTGCCGTCCCGGATGAAGGTTGTTTCCCCTGATGTGACACCGATACGCCGGACCACATCGCCGTGACCGAACCAACCATTCTCCTGGCTGATCAGCTCCTGCTGTGCCTCAGTCAGGCCGTCACCGGCAGCCCTAACCCGCCGCAGGACCTGTGTTTGCGGGTCGGGTCTCAGATCGCCCATGACATGTCCCAGTGGGAAGACCTGTGCTGTCGCGGCCTCGGATATGTGGCTTTAGGTGACACGTTCCCGACGAGCAACTTCCCGGAACAGGACATCATTCGCCAAGCCCAGACACCGTGCGCACCGGTGGCCTGGGTGCAGGCATTCAAGATTGGCATCATTCGCTGTGTCCCGGTGACCAGCGATGCTGGTGATGCCAGCTTCCCGCCACCGACCTGCGCCCAGTGGACCGAAGCTGCATACCAGAACATGTACGATTCGGCCTCGCTGCGGCGGGCGGTGTGCTGCTTCCGGAACTGGCTGCGGGCCCAGGCCGGGTTCTTCCTCGACATGTCTATGGTGATCGAGCGGCAGGTACAGGTGGACCCTAACGGTGGCTGCGTGGAGAGGTTTGTAACACTTTCGGTTGAGTTCCCGAACTGCGACTGTGCCAGTGTTTCTGGTTGAACGCCTCGTCACTGTCCTAGCCTTGAAGTCATTCGATGACTTCAGAGAAGGGGAGCAGGCGACCGTGTGGATGTCAGAACGAATCGCACACCTCATCGTCAACCACTACCTACGGTTGCTTGACGACGCACAGTGGGGGGTTGTCCATGGCCGCGACGGTGAGGATTAACCGGGCTTCCGCCTTCGTCCAGTCCCGGGAGTTGGCACGGAAGCTGGTCCGCCAGGTCCTGTATGAGGTGGAGTTCGCCGCCAAGATCATGGCCAGGACCGGGGCCTACTCGGTAGGGAACCTGTCCGACAGTATCCACTCCGAGGGGCCCAACATCACGCCCCTTGGGGTAAGTGGCCGAGTCGGGTCCAAGCTGAAGTACGCCAGAGCGGTGCATGACGGAGCCAAGCGGCACGCCATCTATCCGAAAGGTCACAAAGGTGGGGCTCGTTTCGGGGGTTGGGAAAGCCACCAGAGACCCCAACTGAAATTCTTCTGGCGCAAGAAGGGGAGAATCGCCTATTTCCCTCAGATCCCTGGTTCGGTTGCCACAGTGCTGGAGTCCCACCCCGGCCAGAAGGGTAAGCAGTACCTGACTGAGCCACTGCGCAGATCTGCCCGGCTGCACAATATGCACGTCGAGACGATTGACCTCTAAGATCAGGGCATGACGGAACCTACCCCTACCTCCCCTGACGATGGTCGGGAGACACGCGTCGTCGACGTGAAAGGCCGCGCCATCGTGGTGCGGAAACTGAAAGATACCCAGATCCTGTTCCTTAACCGGGAAGCCATCCTCCTTAGTCGCGGCGGACTGTCCGAGGAACGAGTCAAAACCGGCATGCGACGGGTCCTGGATGTTCTGGAATCCCAGGTGGTGCAGGACCTGGACAAGGAGTACCTGTTGGACCTGGTGGCGCTAGGCGACCTGGAGCTAAGAGACCTGATGGGCTTCGTCCAGGCATTCAGGGACGAAGACGCCGAGCCGGAGAAGCCGAAGGTTCGTCGTGGTCGCCGGCCGATCGTCCGGTAGCACTCCTTCCGAACCGCCGAAGCTTCGAATCCCGAAGATCAACACAGATCTGGTTTGGTCACTGAAACCGTGGCCCACCCAGATCTACCTCGGGGGCCTCGAACTGGAAATCCCGCCACTGCCGGCGGCGGACTGGATCCCGGCCATCATCGACATGATGGATGACACCTTGGGCCTACTCATGGGGCTGCTGTCCGAGGATGATCAGGAACGGCTCACTGATCTGATGTTCACCGGTGTACTGGATGTGGAAGACCTGTTCACACTCTGCACCGATGTATTGACCACGGTCGGGGCCAGGCCGTGGTGGGTGACTGTGCGTCTCATACTGGTAGCACAACAGAATTGGGACACCATAGGGGCCGAGATGATGCTCAAGGGGGTCAACGCCTCCACCATGTCCCTGGCCGGCTGGTTGGATGTGTTCCTTCTGGTCCTGCTCCGCATGATGGAGCCGAAAGAAACCACCATGTTCACTATGAAGCTGGAGATGGTCCCCCCACAGTTCGTGGATCAGGTACCTGAGGAAGCCATGGAAATGTCCACCGATGCCTTCCTGTCCATGGCCGGGTAGTAGTACTATGCGGGGCTGCCCATGATCCGTACCATGACCTCATGGCACTAGAAGGTCTCGGCGACGCATGGGTCGATGTTCATGCCCGCGTCGACAAGAACTTCGACCAGGACATCGTCACCGGTGTTCAAAAGGAACTCAAGGACGCCGATGCTGACATCGGCAAGATCGGACAAGACTTCGGTAAGACCCTATCCAAGGGCATCGAGAAGGAAGTCGGCACCCACGGCCCCGACCTCGGCAAAGCCATTGAGAAGGCCATTGAGAAGGAAGTCGTTGAGGCCGCCCCCCGGTGGCGCTACAACGTTCGGGGACGTGACGGCAGGTTCATCCGCCGCATGGTCACCGACATTGAGGACGAGGTAGGCAAGGCGTTCGCCGCGACCAGCGCCAGCTTCTTCGGCAAAATCAGCCAGGGCGTCTCCGACGCCATCGGGGCAGGGTTCAACATCCCCAGCGGTTCACCTCTGATAGGTCTGCTCATTCCTGCTGTGGGAGCCCTGGTTGGTCTCGTTGCCGGCGCTGTGCAGGCCGTCAACTCCCTGGTGGCCGCACTCTCCACTCTCCCGGCTCTGCTCACCGCCATTGGGCTCCAGGTAGCGGTCTTGTTCATCGCCTTCAAGGGGGTGGGTACAGCCATCCAGGGCGCCTTCGCGGCCACAAACGCGAAGGAACTGAATGAGGCCATCAAGGGACTCACGCCATCCGCGCAGAAGTTCGTGCGGCAACTGTTGCCATTGAGAGACTTCTTCAACAAGCTGAAGGCGCAGCTCCAAGAAGGCTTCTTCAAGGCGTTCGGCGACGTCGCTCCGCAACTGACCAAGGCGTTTTCTTGGCTGACCAATGGGTCTCTGGCTGGTTTGGCTACCGCACTGGGTGGCCTGTTCCGGAGCATCGCCCTGTTCTTCGGGGGGGAGACGTTCCAGTCCTTTGTCAAGTCTGTTATCCCAGCCACGGTCGGGTTCCTGCAAAACTTCGGGCCCAACTTCATTACTTTCCTGAAGGGTCTGTTCGCGTTCGCCGCGACCATGCTGCCGTTCCTGACCAGCCTGGGCCAGATCCTGGGCGGCACCCTGTTCCAGCTAGGTGTCTTCTTCCAGAAAATAGCTAACGACCCAGCAACTCAAAAGTGGATGGACGACATGCTCGTCACCTTTGAGTCTCTGGTTGAGCTGGTGGGGAGTCTGATCCAGTTCATTACTGTCCTGTTCGCACAGTTGAACGCTGCTGGGGGACAGAAGATTCTGGACGAGATCGTCACGGATGTTCAGTTGATCACTGCCCTTCTGGCTTCAGATTTCGGCCAGAAGGCGATGGAGGGCCTGGTACACATCGTCATCCTGGCCCTCCAGGTCACCACTGGCCTGATCCTGGGGTTCATCCTGCTACTTGGTTTGTTCGAAGTGACGGCGGAGTTCATCAAACATGGCCTCATCCCGGCCATAGCTGAATTCTTCACCTGGATCGGTACAACCATCTGGCACGCGTTGGATGTGGCCGGACAAGCGGTTCGGGACTTCGTCCACTTCCTTGGCGCCGCCATAGTCAGCGCCTTCCAGGCCGTGGTGGACTTCTTTGTCCGATTCTGGAACTCCATCAACGACGGCAAAGGCAAACTGCTCCTAGCTGTGGCAGCGTTGCCGGGACAGATCAAGGCCGCCATCGGGGACCTTGGTGGCCTACTGTTCAACGCCGGTCGCAACGTCCTGCAAGGCTTCATAAACGGCTTCAGGTCGATGTTCGGGTCCCTGGCCAACGTGGCCAGGGACGCCATCCATCAGGTAACCCAGTTCTTCCCTGGTTCACCTGCGGAAGCTGGACCGCTGTCTGGTAAGGGTTACAGCTACTACCGGGGCCAGAACATGATCAAAGACTTCTCCCGGGGTGTGGAGTCAGAGGGACCTTCCCTGGCTTCCACGTCCAGTGAGGCCATCAACAACATCGTGTTCGGGGCCAACTCGATCCGGGTCGGGTTCGAGGGTGCGCTGCCAACCACACAACAGGCCCAGACCACCGGTGCGGGCGTGGCTACAGGCATCATGGGCGGGCTCGCTGCCCGGAACGTACGTCTGGCAGTGAGGACGATCTGATGGGTAGATACAACCCGAACATCCCCCGGATCCTGGGCCAGGAATGGGTACCGATCCGGAACGAAGACATCGTCTACAACCAGTTCAACAACAACGTTGAGCGTGGGTACACCTTCACTACCGACGCTTCCCGCATCCTGACTCAGGGCAAGTTCTACATCAACAAATACCCTGAGGGCTTCTTCAAAGAAGAAGTCATGACCATCAGCGTGTACAAAGCTGGCAAGGAGGATGAGTCGGGGCCGATTCGGTCTGTGCTGATCCCCTGCAATAACGGGGGTATCACCGGTGGCACCCCGAACGTCTGGTCCTTGTTCCGGGCCACCAGCGTTGCGGACGCGCTGTCCAACTCCAGTGATAACCGTTACCTGCGCGCTGACTTCGGCTCCAACCCGGCTGTTGCGTTTGCCAGCGCCTTCTTCGCTGTGAACCAGTACTCCCAGTTGTTGCAGGGCAAGCGAATCCTGGGTGTGAACCTGCTGTACACGGCCCAATACAACGTTTGCACTGATCCAGATGCGTCACTGATTAGGATGTCCATCGCAACGCCAACTACCACTAACCAGGTAGGCCAGTGGCAGTACCCTCCTCTATATGCTGCGCCCGACACAGCCGATATTGCTGTTCCTTTTGTATTTAAGCAGGGGGTGCTTAACCGGATATACCTAGGAGACACTAACCTTTTCTTCGGATCTACCACCACTAACACAAGCCCTCCAATAAATGTGATGCCTTGGACGTACTCAGAGCTGCAACGGTTTGAGTTGACTAACGCGAGTCCTTATTCTGTGTTGCTGCAAGGTATTCCAGGGTTTAATGCCAGTTGCTCGATTGATTTCGGGTACATGGCTCTTGAAGTCATCTTCTGCGAGGAGACCCGGATCGCGGTAGGGTCCACGGTTTACAACATCACCACCGATGCCGGTGGCTTCGCCCAGTTCACTTACATCATGGGCGGGAACTCGGTTCAGCTCCGGAACCCCGTAACCATGGCCTTGAATCCAACCTTGGATGCCAGTACGGCATACACGGTGACGTTGGCTCAGTCCAACCTAGGCGACGCGCCACTAAGATTCTTCGGCGCCCCGGTCGGACCGCAGCCGTTAGTGAACGGGCTACGGGAGCTATACAGCATCTCCTCCCTGCCAGCCGTGGAACTGGCCATACCGTTCCCGCCAGATGAAGATATTGATGGTCAGACATTCACCATCAGTGAAACCCACATCATTCCTCAGCTCTCCCTTTACACCTCGGGTGGTCCACTCACGGAGATTCACCCCTATGGTCGACAGGCTGTGGCACAGGTGTGGGGCACCGTCACGGCGACGCAGGAGATCTACGACGCGGGTATGGCCTCGACAGCCGCATACCCGCAGGTGCGTTTCTATGCCCGCAGGTTCGGTGACACAACTGTCCCGCTGAAGCTGACCTTTGTCGCGCAGCCAACTATCCATACATCTATCACACCCAGTGTGTTCGATGATCTGGAAGAGATCCTGGATGGCTGGAAGGAGGTCACTCTCTCCTTCATCACACCACCTACCCTCGGTGGTGGCACCAATCCTCAGTGGAGTTTCAGTGCTACCGGTGAACTGGCCGGCAACCGGTGGGAGGTCCTCGGGGCCGCCGCTCCCGCCCTGTCGGGGCTTCCTGGACAGGAACTGAACCTGGCTGGATCCTTCGACCAGCTCTATGCGGCCACCTACGGAGCGCCTGTCTCTGGTGCCGCTATCAACCTTGGCTGGGTTTCTGGGATCTCACCCCTGGTTTCGGCCACGACGGACGACCGGGCCTCTGATGCTGTTTTGATCTTCTCCCAGAACATGCCCACCGTCACAGGAATGTCAGTGACGGTGCTCAACCAGGCCGTTTCCGGGATTGGCCAGAACTGCGGCATAAATCCGGCTTTTATACCGGATCAGATTCAATACAACCGGATCGGTTGGCCGGTCCAGCAAGCCTTCACGGTGTTCGACAACTTCACCAGGGTGTCCGCATCCGGTTGGGGGAACGCAACTTCAGGACAGGCTTGGACTCTCGATGGCGGCGTCGGCACTGATTACACCGTTGATGGATCCAGCGGCGTTATCACTTTGACCGCTTCAGGTTCGTCGCGGCATACCAGCGTACTCACCAACACATTCCTGGATATCGATGGCTACGGTCAGATATCCATGACAACGCTTCCCACCGTCGCCATGACGTGGGGAGCCCTGGTCTGGCACAAAGAGTCAGCGGTCAATGACATGTATCAGGCTGAGCTTGATTTCATGACAGACAGCTCAGTGGCCCTAGCGATACGTAAATGGGTCGGCGGTGTGGATACAGTCCTGGCCACCATCACCATCGGCTACGAATACGTCCTGGGAACCAAATACAACCTGCGGATTAGGCAACGCGGGTATGCAATCCAGGCACGGGCGTGGCTCGACGGCACAACCGAGCCCTCCTACTGGCAGCTTGAGGTTTCAGACTTCGACCTGACTGACCCTGCGGGGGTTGGGACCCGAAGCCGGGTCGATGCTGGTGGTGGCACACCACAGGTGGTGCTGTACGACAACATCACCTTCACTGACCCCAACTTCGGTGCGTTGGAGCTTCAACGCATGGACACCGTGGACACCACCTGGCAGACCATCATGTTGGCCACCAGTCCCACTGTGTCAGGGTTCAACGACTTTGAGGCCCGAGTCGGGTTGCTGTCCTCATACCGGATCAGGATGTTGAACATCTTGAACTTCGCTGGGCCCTGGTCCAGCACGGTGACGTCCACCATCCCGGAGCCTGGGGTGAGTGGCACCTCCATCACGGCTGACACGGCAGTCCTTATCTTCACCTCTAACGAGCGCCAGGACGGGTCCATCAACTTGGCCTACTCCAACGCTTGGGAAGGTTCCGTCAACGAAGAGTTCACTTTCCCTGAAGCCACCTTTGTCCAGTTGCAGTCCATGTACAACAAGGACTTCTTCACCGCGTTCCGGCCCCTGGAACGCGGTGGGGAAAGGTTCAGCCGTACCGTCTTGGTCCAGGCCGCCGCGATATCGCCTCCCACGTTGGCGGACTTCACGTCGTTGCGGGACATGGCTTGGGACTCGGTGAATTACATCTGTGTGCGGGATCAGGAAGGTAACCGGTGGTTCGCCACGGTTCTGGTGCCGTCCGGTAAGGTGCAACACTTCCGCCGCATCTATATGGCTGAGGTGGATGTTGTTGAGGTCACCGACACGCCAACACCGGTGGACCCGTCATGACGCTGACCAACTTTCCGCCTGATCCGCTTCTGGATCTTGATCCGTGGGTTGGGCAACGGCAAGCCTCGTTTCGGTTCCATCTCATCGACGGAGTGACGGGGGAGAACAAGGGCGACATCACCCCGTTGCGGGGGGCCAACCTCACCCATGACACCACCCGCACCATCAAACGCCAGTTGTCGATGAGCTTCGGGGTTCGGGACACTGCGTTCGTCAACACTGTCCGGGACCGGGTGCTGTTATACATGGTGTTCCCGAACGGAACTGAATACCCGCTGGGCAAGTACATGTTCACTGACTCTTCCCGGCAGCAGTTCACCTCCGGGAAACTCGGCAACGTGGTGTTGAACGATGAGATGTTCCTGGTAGATCAGCAGATCACCACCGGCATCGACGCCAGGTTCATTGGTGTAGATGTAGCCATCAACCGAACCTTGGCCGATCTCCCGATCACGTTCCGGACCGAGTCAACCTCCTACCAGTCGGTTGAGTCGTGGAACACTGGTACCGGTCGAGGTCAGGTTCTTCAATCCCTGTCCCTATCCGGGGACTACTTCTCGCCCTGGTTCGACAACACTGGAGTGTTGCGGTTCATCCGCTCCTTCGACCCGGGTGCCTTTGGCATCATCCCCGACTTCGACTTCGACGCCGGCAACAAGGTGATGCGGAACTCCATCGTCGAAACCGATGACCTGCTGACGGCCCCCAACGTCTTCATCGTCATCTCCAACTCGGCCACCGACACCACCACAGCCACGGTCGGTACCGCTAAGGTTGCCTCCACCGCCCCCCACTCGGTGGAGAACCGGGGTTTCGAGGTTCCTCAAGTAGAAGACCTCCAAGTCCCTGATGTTGAGTCGGCTCAAGCGGTTGCGAACAACCTGGTGAACCGGCAGACCGTGTTTGAGCGGGTTGCCATCAACACTGCCCCCGATCCCCGCCACGACTCTTACAACGTCATCAAATGGCAAAATGACCTGTGGCTGGAACTGGCCTGGTCGATGGCCTTGACGGAGGGCGGCCAGATGGGGCACCTGCTACGTAAGGCATACAAGCCATGAGCCTCGACCCAGAACAGATGGCACCTGAACTGGTGGGGATCGGTGCCCAGGCCATCCAGGACAATGCTAAGAGACTGGGGCTGACCTGGACTCTGCGTCCCGGCACTGTGCAGTCCTATGACGGCGCCAGCGGCCAGGTGTCAGTC